ATTTCAAGCCCACCAACTATGGGCGGAGGGTATAGTTACATTTTTAAATAACAAATATTTATATAAAAATAACAAATTATTATAAAAAATAAAGTATATGAGATACAAAGTACAAATTAGACAAAACTTAGAAGCAATTGAAATCAGAACAAACTTCTTAAAACAAGCGGCAGAAGGTAGTAAACAAATTTCTAATGCAGATGCAGTAAGGATGTTTGATGAATTATTATTTGCATTAGGTAAAGTTAATGATTTAATTGACCTAGAAAGAGAGGGATAATGAATTGGTTAAAATGGTTAGTAGGAATATCAGCATTAATCATAGCTGGTTGTGCTGCATTTTTTTCTATAACTGGATTGGGTGTTCTATTTAGTGGAGCAGCTGTATCTGTTATGGTAATGGCAGGTTCATTGGAATTTGCCAAACTGGTAGCAGCAACTTATCTAAAACAAAAATGGAATGATATTGGTGGATTTAATAAGTGGTATTTAGTGTCAGCAGTGGCACTATTGATGCTAATTACATCTGCTGGTATATTTGGTTACCTTTCAAATGCATTCCAACAACAAAATCTTAAATTACAACAAGTAGATAGAGAGATTGCAGTATATTCTACAAAGATTACTACCAATGAAACCCAAATCGGACAATTGTCGGCACAATTAGGACAATTGTCGGCTACTCAATCCCAAATATTAGATAAGGGTAAGGTAAATTCTCGTCTTTTACGTTCAATTGATAGTAAAGATAGGCAAGTTTCACAAATTAATAAGAAAATTAGTGATTTACAAACTGAAAATGCTAAAAACAATGATGAAATCAATAAAATCAAAGTGACAAACTTAGATTTAGAAAAAGAAGTAGGTGGATTTCGTTTTGTTGCTGAAGCATTTGGTATGGAATTGAAAAATGTTGTAAAATTCTTCATATTTTTGATTGTAATTGTGTTTGACCCACTTGCAGTAGCTCTAATTATCGCTTTCAATGGTTTGATTGATGATAAAAAGAAAAAGCAAAAAGAAATTTTAACCGAAATAATGGAAAATGACGAAAAATTGGGTTTATATGATAATTTAGATGATTTAATGGAAGAAAATTATAAAAATTATGAAGTTTATGGTGATAATGGAAAAAATTCACCAAAAAATGAGGTTATAGTGGAAAATATTCCTCAAAATGAACCCATAGAAACCACATCACTACCATATTATGAAGAACCTAATTTTGATTGGGAAAACAAAAATTTATGGATAAATAACCCATCTGCAGTAAAATATTGGATGAATAGTGGTAATTCTATCAATAATTTCAAAAAATTATATAAACAACACTTGGATGAATTAGATAATACTAATTTAACAAAAACATATTAAAAAATAAACAATGGCATATTCAGAAAAGGTAATTGACCACTACCAAAACCCCAAAAATGTAGGAACTTTGGACAAATCTAAATCTAATGTAGGTACGGGTCTAGTAGGTGCACCGGAATGTGGTGATGTGATGAGATTACAAATAGAAGTTAATGATAATATCATAACTGATGCAAAATTTAAAACATTTGGTTGTGGAAGTGCTATTGCAGCATCTTCATTAGCAACGGAATGGTTGAAAGGTATGACATTAGAAGATGCGGTTAAATTAGATAATATGGAATTGGTAGAGGAATTAAACCTGCCACCGGTTAAGATACATTGTTCGGTATTAGCCGAAGATGCTATTAAATCTGCAATAAACGATTATAGACAAAAGCAAGGATTAGAACAACTAATCTTTGATGAATCACATATATAAAAAACAAAAAAACAAATTATGAGTTTTATTATTGGTAAGAGTTGTGTTGATTGTATGGATACTGCATGTGCAAGTGCATGTCCGGTAGATTGTATTCACGGACCTATTGATATGGAAGGTTCAGGTGGTGAAATTGAAAGAGATGGTAGAACAGCATTTCCCGGTGGGCAAATGTATATCAATCCTGATACTTGTATAAATTGTGGAGCATGTGTACCAGAGTGTCCTGTTTCTGCGATATATGAAGATGAGGATTTGGCTATCAAAGCTGGAGATGAGGAATCGGTACATAAGAACTATGGTTTCTTTGGTTTAAAGTATAATTAAAATAAATTTAATTTAAAGATTAATGAAAGTATTAATTACAGGTGTAGCAGGACTATTGGGTAGTAGACTTGCAGATTATATAATTGAAAATGTACCAAATGTAGAAGTAGTTGGGATAGATGATTTATCAGGTGGTTATAAGGAAAATGTGAATTCAAAAGTTACATTTTGGGAAATGAACTTAGTAGAACATCCAATTGAAAATTGTTTTGAAAATCATAAGTTTGATTATGTATTTCATTTAGCAGCATATGCAGCAGAAGGATTATCTCCATTTATTCGTCAATACAATTACGAAAACAATTTAGTTGCAACTGCAAGAATAGTAAATCAATGTATTAAACATAATGTTAAAAGATTGGTGTTTACATCTACGTTAGCAGTATATGGACATGGTGAAGGTGGAATATTTGATGAGAAGCAACAACAGGCGCCAATTGACCCGTATGGAGTAGCTAAGTATGGATGTGAGATGGATATTCAAATTGCAGGTGAACAACATGGTTTAGATTGGTGTATTATCCGTCCACACAATGTATATGGTAGAAATCAAAATATTTGGGATAAGTATCGTAATGTATTGGGTATTTGGATGTATCAACATTTAAACGGATTACCAATGACAATATTTGGTGATGGTGAACAAACACGTGCATTTAGTTGTATTGATGATATTGTTGAACCATTATGGAAATCTGCTATATTACCTACCGCATCTAAGGAAATTATTAATTTGGGAGGTGTAGAGGAATGGACAGTTAATAACGCATGTGAAACATTGAGAAGCGTAATTGGTGGTGGTGAAGTTGTATACAAAGAGGGTAGACATGAAGTTAAACACGCTATTCCAACCTGGCAAAAATCTATTGATATATTAGGATTTGAACATAAAACCAATTTTGAAGATGGTTTGAAGGATATGTGGGAATGGGCACAAAAACAACCTAAAAGAAACCAATTCGTTTGGGATACTTACGAATTAGATAATGGCATTTATTCATTTTGGAAAAAATAAAAAATATGATTACATTTTCAGAGTTCTATAATTCAATAGAACCAAAAAGTGACAAAGGAACATTGCATGATTATATCAATGGATATTATTCAACAGAATTTACTGATGTTAGATTGGATAAACTTAATATAGTAGAAATTGGTGTTAGAAGAGGAGATTCTCTAAATTTATTGAGTAAGTGGTTTATTAATTCAACTATAACAGGTATTGATAATGGTAGTGAAATGAATAACAATGATTTAGAATTTGTAAGTAAAATACCAAATACAACTCTAATATTAGATACCGCATATTCAGATACTACTATTGATAAATTTGAAGATAATTCAATAGATTACTTAATAGATGATGGACCACATACGATTCAAACTCAAATAATTTCAATACAAAAATGGTTAGAAAAAGTAAAAAAAGGTGGTACACTTATAATAGAAGATATACAAGATTGGGATAACGAAAAACAATTCTTTGATGAAATATGTAATTCATTAGGAATATCTTATGAATGTATTGACTTGAGAAAAAATAAAAATAGATATGATGATGTTTTAATAATAATTAAAAAGTTATAATAAATGATTAAAAATTTAGTATATTATTGTTATTTTGAAAATTCGGAAATAAACGAATTTGCAAATTATAATATCACTTTAATAAATAAATATTTACCACTATTTAATGGACAAAGAATTATTAAAATTGCAGTAGATGATTTATTAAGGGATAATTCACATTTAATTAATTTATTTCCTAATTGTGAAATTGAATTAGTACAAAATAATTCAGAAACTAGAGAATCTGAATATTTTATACAATCCTTAAAGGAAATTAAAAACAAAAATTCACTTACATTTTTTGCACATAATAAAGGAAGTAAAAATGGTGGTGCTGGAAATGATGTAGTAAAGGTTTGGTTATTATCAATGTATTTTTTTAATTTAGAAGAACGTTATTTATCTAATATTGAATATAATTTAACAACCGATAAAACATTTAGTGGTATAATGCAAATAACTGTACCATGTCCTCCTTGGGTTACAACTAATTGGCATTATAGTGGAACATTTTTTTGGTTTAACACAGAAAAATTATTTAGTATAGATGGATGGGATAACTTTGAAAAAGGAAGATTTTCAGTAGAAAGTTATCCTGGAAAAATGGTAGATGTATCTAATTCACATGTTACATTATGTAGTGAAAATTGTAATTGGAATTCATATCAACCAATGATATGGAATAAATATCTAAATGAAACAACATTAGAAGCAATTCAATATACCCAATATTGGGAATTATATAATCAAATATTTTAAAATGTATTCAGTTATTATACCTACAATGTGGAAATGTAATAGATTCCAACAAACACTTAGAGAATTAAGTGCACATGAATTAGTTGGGGAAATTATCTTAATAGATAATACACCAAATGATTTAAAAATAGAATTACCAAAATTAATTCATATATTAGAAGGAAAAAATACATATGTTACGGCCCCTTGGAATAAAGGAGCTAAATTAGCAAAGTATGATAAACTTTTAATCCTAAATGATGACATTTGGATGGATTGGCAGATATTGAACACCTTATATGATTTTATTACACCTGAAATAGGATTAATAGGATTAGATGAAATACCATACAATACCTACCCTAGTTTAAGTTTTGGATTACAACCAATTGAACATAGACACGGTGGATGGGGTTGTGCAATATTTGTTCATAAAGAAAACTACACTCCAATACCTGAAGAAATGAAAGTATGGGGACAAGATGATTGGTTATTTGTAAAAGCTAGAAATAGAAGAAAACAAAATTACAAATTGGTAGGATATAGAATAGATGGTGAATTATCGGTAACAAATAATATTTTAGATGCAGATAGTGAAATCCATGCAATTAGAGAAAACGATTTAAGATTAAAACAACAATATAATTTATTTTAGTTATGTACTTACAAACACCTTACAAAATCAGTTACGATACAACGAAATATGATTTTAGAAAAATAGTTTCAGAAATGTTAGAAGTATGGGAAGGTGATACTACCCCATTAGAAGATTTACATACATTGGAACATTATGATTTGTTAGTTAGAGAAAAAGACCAATCTACAATTTGGCATAAAAGATATTACGACAAATATAAAACACAATTTTTACCAACTTATTTAGAATTAGTTAAAGAACTTAAAGAAAGGTTTGGTTATGATGAAATTATCTATCAGAATATTCCAACATTTAGAGTTCAATTAGCAGAAGGTAATTTGGGTGTAGGTGAATGGCATAAAGATAGTACTTACAATCATGGAACTACCGAAGTGAATTTTTGGATGCCATTTGTAAATACTAATGAACAAAACACTATTTGGATGGAAAGTAAAGCAGATAAAGGTGATTACCAACCATATAAAGTAAACTATGGTGAAATTTTAGTATTTAGTGGTGCAAACTTATATCATGGTAATAAAAACAATGATAGTGGTCAAACCAGAGTATCGGTTGATTTTAGATTAGTAGACCCGGTAAAATTTATTCCAAACGAAGCAGGTTCAATCAATATGAAAGCAAAATTTGATGTTGGTGGATATTTTGAAAAATTATAATTATTAATATGGTAACAGTATCAGAAACCGCAGCTAAAAAATTAACTTCTCTTATTGAAGAAAGTGGGTTTGCAACTCCATTTGTAAGAGTAGCAGTTAAAGGTGGTGGATGTAGTGGATTATCATATGACCTATCATTTGATACCGAACAACAACCCTCCGATACATTAGCCGAAGATAAAGGAGTAAAAATATTAGTAGATAATAAATCTCTATTGTATTTATTTGGTACTGAATTAGAGTTTTCCGATGGATTAAACGGAAAAGGATTTCAGTTTATAAATCCTAATGCATCCCGTACTTGTGGGTGTGGTGAATCATTTGCATTATAAATTCTTATTATTATTTGGAAAGTATAATTATTTAATGTATATTAGTGTTATAAACAATTAGATATGATAAAAATAGTAACAGACACATCGGCTCTAAAAAAGTCAATTCCTACTACAACATTTACAAAAGAAGAACAAGATTTAGCAACAGCTGCATTATTAACTGCAGTAACCGAACACAAAGGTTTAGGTATGAGTGCAAATCAAATAGGATTAAATAAACGAATTTGTGTAATCAATGTTAGAGAAGAACCTTTGGTATTGGTTAATCCTACAATCGTAGAAGAAAGTGAAGAAAAGATAATGTATTTTGAAGGATGTTTATCTTTACCTAAAACAATGAAAAAACCAATTAAGACAGTTCGTTCTTATGGTGTTAAAGTAAAAGCAGATAACTTTCCAGATGTATTAGATTTTTCTACAAAAGAAAGAAAACACGAAGATATCAATGCATTATTTAGTGATGTAGATTTATTAGAATCAGTTTGTGTTCAACATGAAATTGACCATTTGAATGGATTAACAATTAGAGATAGACAATATACTGAAACCGTTAGATTAACTGCATTTGCTAAGTTAGGTAGAAACGAAAGATTCATCTTAAAGAAAGGTGATGAAACTCTTTCAGTTAAGAAAAAGAATTTATCAACGTATTTAGAACAAGGATGGGAGGTAGCATAATATGGAACTAATAATAATAATTTTAACTATATTCTTATCAGCAGCCGGTTATGCAATATATAATCTTTTGAATAAATTAGAAAGATACGAAGATGTAATTGCAGCTAACACAGAATCTTATATTCAAATTTTAAATGCTATGAAAGAAATTGATTCAACGGGTGCATTTGAATCCGATGATGAGGTTGGTTCTACATTTCAAGACTTAAAGAATCTTATAGCCAATAACCAAAAAATATTAAACGGAAACGATAATGGGTAGAAAGAAAAAAGATACCAGATACTTCACCGAACAAACCGAAGCAGCTATTATCGCGTACAACAAATCGGAAGATAATAGAGAACGAAATAAATTATATACCGAACACATCCACTATTCATTTTATAAGTTATCCGAAAACGTATTAAACACTTGGGGATTTACTTATTTTGATGATGATAAAGAAGATATCAAACATGAAGTAGTTTCTTTCTTATTAGAGAAGATACATAAATTTGAAGAAGGTAAGGGTAAAGCATTTAGTTATTTTACAATCGCAGCTCGTAACTATCTTATCTTAAATAACAATTCTAACTACAAAAGATTTAAAGCAACATCACAATTAAGTGCAATGCCGGTTAGTTGGGATTTAGAAAATGATTTCAAACAAACATCACATAACGAAGAATTTAAAACTTTCAATGATAGAATGCTACAATATTGGGATTTAAATCTTAATAAAGAATTTTCTAAAAAAAGAGATATACAAATCGCAGATGCTGTTTTAGAATTATTTAGAAGAGCAGAATTTATTGAATCATTTAATAAAAAATCATTATACTTATTGGTGAGAGAAATGACGGGTTATAAAACACACTATATAACTAAGGTTGTTTCAAAGATGAAAGAAACCCAAATGAAGTTATACTATCAATTCTTAGATGAAGGTGATATAACACAAGAATCAAAAGACCCGTTTTGGAAACGAACAATTACAAGATGAGAATATTAGGAATATCAGCATTCTACCACGACTCAGCAGCTGCATTAATTGTAGATGGCAAAGTTGTATCGGCACAAGAAGAAGAACGATTTACAGGTATAAAGCATGACCAACGATTTCCCATCAATTCAATTAATTGGATTCTAAAACAAAACAAATTAAAGATTAACCAAATAGATAAAATTGTTTGGTACGAAGACCCTAAGAAAAAATACGAAAGATTTAAAGAACAATGGTTTAGGTATTTTCCTAAAACAATTGGTTTAACTAAGAAACTTATATTTTGGAGAAAGAATAATAACATTGAAGATATTATTCGTACACAATTAGGATATAAAGGTTCAATAGAATATGTAGAACATCACATATCACATTTAGCATATTCATTCTATACATCACCATTTGAAAACGCACATTTATTTTCAGTAGATGGTGTTGGTGAAAACGAAACCGCAATATTAGGATTAGGATTAAAAGGTAGATACATACAACCATTAGAGAGAACGTACTTTCCACATTCATTAGGATTATTATATGCAAGTATTACTGCATTCTTAGGATTCAAACCAAATAGTGGTGAATACAAAGTAATGGGATTAGTGGCGTATGGTAATCAAAAAGATTTGTATAGAAAACAATTTGAAAAGATTGCTAAACTAAATGGTAATACATTAGAATTAGATATGAAATATTTCTCATATCATTATTCAGAGAAAGGTATGTTTACTTCTAAACTAGCAGAACTATTTAATGTAGCACCGAGAACGCCTGAAAGTGAGTTAGACCCTGTTTATATGGATATTGCATTTTCATTGCAAGCACATTACGAAAGATTATTTTTTCAAATGTTAAATAACTTTTATAAACATTATCCACAAGACAATTTGTGTTTGAGTGGTGGGTGTGCATATAATGGATTAGCAAATGGTAAGATAACAATAGAAACTTCTTATAAGAATGTATATGTACCACCAGCCCCATCTGATGCAGGTTCTGCTATTGGGTGTGCATTGTATGTATATTACAAAACATCAACTTCTAAAAGAGTGGATAATTCAAATCCATTTTTAGGACCTTCGTATGGTGCAGCTGATTTTATATCTGCAATTGCTAATTTAGTTCCACATGATAAAGTAAAAAGATTTGAAAACTATAATCCATTAATTGAAAAGGTAGCTGGTTTAATTAATGATGGTGCAATTATAGGATGGTTTCAAGATGGTAGTGAATTTGGACAAAGAGCATTAGGACATCGTTCTATATTAGCCAATCCAACAATCAAAGATATTAAACCAAAGGTAAATAGAGTAATCAAAAAGAGAGAAGGATTTAGACCTTTCGCACCAATGGTTACATCCGATGATGCAAATAAATACTTTGAGATGTTAGGACAAGAAGTTCCGTATATGAATCAAGTATTTAAAGTTAAAGATAAATTTATTGCGGGATTACCATCTATTACTCACGCCGATGAAACAGCTAGAGTTCAGACAGTTCGTTCTACTTTCAATCCATATATTTTTACACTACTTAAAAAGTTTGAAAAGTTAAGTGGTTATCCTATCTTACTCAATACCTCATTCAATCTTAGAGGTCAAACAATGGTATTAGATCCTGAAACTGCAATAAAAACCTTTTATTCATGTGAAATGGATTATTTAGTGTTAGGTAATTATTTAATATCAAAATAACTTAATTTTTTTTGAGTTTATTGTTGTTCCTTAATATTTATACTAAAATAAGGAAACTAAACAATGGCAGGATTAACCGTAGACGAATTATCAGCATCCTTTGATGCTAGATTAGATAACAATTCACAAAATTTATATTTATGGAGTGGTTCATTTCAAACAAAATTGGATGGACTGGGTATAGCAGGTATCAATGCATTTTCAGGAGCAATCAGCACTTCTCTTACTAATTTAAGTTCAAGTGTAAGTGCAACTTCAACATCTTTTAATGCAAGAATTAATAGTAGTAATTCAAATCAAACAACATTATCGGCATCAGTAAGTGATGATGTAAGTAATTTAAATTCCATTATAGATGGTTTAAATGATTTTAGTGCATCTATAACTTCTTCATTTAATTCTTTAAGTGCATCGGTTAGTTCAACTAGTGCATCTTTTAGTACAAGAATTAATACGTTAAGATTGGATGCAGGTGGAGTTAGTACCGCAGATTTTAACGCACTTACACAATCATTAAGTGGTGTTATAAGTAGTAGTGCACAATTAAATGGTGCAAGTATTACAAATTTAAGTATTACTAATTTAACAACTATTAATGAAACAAGTTCAGTAATATACTCAAGTGGTTCAAACCAATTTGGTGATAGTTTAGCTGATAATCATATTTTAAGTGGTAGTGTAAAAATAGTTGGTAGTGGTAGTTTGAATGGTTATACAATATTAACTTCAAATGATACCGCATCTTTTTTAACTTCACTTAACGGAGCATTAAGTTCTTCGGCACAAGTGTTAGATGGTAGTAACATATTTAGTAGTTCAGCACAATTGCCGGTAGGTTTAGTATCTGGTTCATCTCAATTACCTGTTGGATTAGTTAGTGCATCTTCACAAGTTTTGAATGGTAGTAACATATTTAGTAGTTCAGCACAATTGCCGGCAGGTTTAGTTAGTGCTAGTTCACAAATATTAGATGGTAGTGGATTATTTAGTGCATCTGCACAATTACCAACCGGTTTAGTTAGTGCAAGTTCTCAAATTGAAGCATTAGGATTTATAACTTCTTCTACAAGTATTGCTACCGGTAGTTTTGCAACAACTGGTTCAAATGTATTTCGTGGAGACCAAATACTAACCGGTTCATTATATTTAAGTTCTAGTTATTACGCAATAAGTTCACCGGCAGGACAAGCAATTTCACTTGGTGAGGCATCAATATATACTAAAAAAGATGGATATAATAATGGTTTTATAATTATAGAAGGTCAACAGACAAGATTATTCGCAAATAGTGTTGTGTTGGAATCAACCTCGGATAATGGTGTAGAAGTAATTGGTAATACAATTATAACAGGTTCATTGACGGTTAGTTCATCAGCAGCAGTTGATGTAAATGTAATTGGTAAGATGAATGTTACTGGTGATGTAATCATAACAGGTTCAACTTTATCCGTTATGAAAAGTACGGATTCTGACCCATTTTTTACCGTAGATGTAAATTCAAAAAGATTAGCATTAGTACAAGGAAATGGTGAGATTCCAGGTGAATTTTATTTAGCATTATCCGGTTCTTCTGCATTTTCTCCTAGACCAGAAAAAACACTTTTATACGGAGCTAGAGGGTTTATACTTAGAGCAGGACAACCTGGTGCTCAACATGAAATGAGTGGTTCACTTTTAATGAGTGGTTCTATTGTACCAGCTGTGGGAGCAGGACAATCTACATCATCATTTAGTTTAGGTTCGGCAACAAATGCATGGAAAGACCTTTGGGTATCAAATGGTACTATCAATTTCTTAGGTGGTGATGGTACACCACAAGGTACACTATCATCAACCGCAACAGGACTTCAATTAGGTAGTTCTACTATATCAGGTTCAATGGTAGTAACCGGTTCATTAACGATTGTAAATGCATTAGGTAATGGGCAAAAAGTTTTAGGTGCAGATGGTATATTGGGTGCTAATTATATTGCAGGTAACTCTGGATATTTAGGTGTAGAAAATGGTTTAACTAGAAGTGTTCAACCTGTAATTTCTTCATACTTTACTAATTATTTCACAACAATAAATAGTTCACCATACAAATGGGAAATGTCGGATTTAGGTATCGGTACATCATATAGTTGGAATTATGGTAGATTTACTCCATCACCGGCTATTAGAGTAGGACACAATACGGATTTATCTTTTTACACTGGAAGTTCAAGTAACATTTATGTACCTGGATTTTCAACTATTATAAGCAGTAACAATAACTTATCCGGAATGGAAAGAAATGAAGCTGTTGCATATAGTAATGGAATAAATCACGTGTTAGCAGTAACTGGTAGTTTATTGTCGAGAGATAATACTACATTAGGTACAAAGGCAACCGATTTAACATATATAAGAGGAGAGGCAACCATCTCCGGTTCATTAGTAGTGACGGGTTCATTGACAGTTAGTTCATCAGCCGCAGTTGATGTAAATGTAATTGGTAAGATGAATGTTACTGGTTCATTAGAAGTATCTTCATCTAATACTTTAACTTGGTATACTCCAAAACTTGATATCTACAACCCAGACCCAAGTGATGTTTGTTCATTCCAATTAAATAAATATAGTACCTCATTAGGTGGTTATTATAACTTTACTATTAGAAATAATGGTGATTCAGCGAATGGAGTTTGGCTTAGTAATGGTAATCAACCTATTAAAATAACAACAGATGATGTTGTTACATTGGGTGCTAATAATGGTGCAACCGGTAGTGTAAAGGTAATTGGTTCAATGACATTAGCAGCACAAACCGTACCAACTGGTACTCTAGTAGCAGGTATGATGTACTTTGATAGTGGTACTAATGAATTTAAAGGATACAATGGTACAACTTGGGTAGTATTAGGATAATTAATAAAATTTAAATAGAAATTCAAAGGTGGTAAGTAAAATTACCACCTTTTTTTATTGTATATATTTATTAAAAAGTATTTATGGCAAATGTAGACATGAATTTCCCACTATTTAAGGGAAAAACATTTAGTGATATCCTAAGTGATATTTACGATAATCAACAAAGCAAAAAGAAAAACATTTCATCATTAATAGAAGAAATGAGAAAGTTAGTTACTAAACCAACCGATGTAATTACTATCGGTCCTATCATTACACAATTAATTGAAGCAAGTATAACCAACGATGACCACCTAATTAAGATTGCAAATATAGCACAAAAGTTAGTATTAGCAAACACTAAGAAAACAGGTGATGAAGGTTGGTTAAGTGAAGATGATAAGAAACAATTATTAGATGAGTTAGATGTGGTAGCTAAGGAAATCACACAAAGTACCGATGATAAGATTGAAGATTTAGAATTTGAAATTGAATCATTAAAAGAAAGTATAAATAAATAATGGCTAATTTTTATTCATCACAACACCAATCAACCGCAGCGGCTTCTAACAAAGCTGGGATGGCAACCGATGTTGCAATTGTACATAGTGTTGTATTAAGTATTGATGATATTAAACCACCGATATCAGAATTTGATAAATTATTTATTGAACATGAAGCCGGCGATTATATTACACAAGATGGATTATACTATGGTTCTATTAAATATAGAAAACCAGGTGGAGCAACTGAAACAAACGAAGACCTGTTACCTGTTGCATATCCATTAAAGAGAGAATGTTTTCAATTACCGGTTGTAAATGAAATTGTAAAAATATACAATATTTCGGGTAAGGATTATTATGAAAAAATAACACCTGAGAATTTACCGAATTTTAGTACAAACCCACAATTAATATTAGTTTCAACAAAACAAACAGATGAAGGAGCGGGTGCTGGTAGTACGTTGGGTAATTATCAAGAAACCTCAAACACCGGTATAGCAAGTACAACCGGTAATAGTGCGGGTGGCGATACAATTAAAAAAGGATTTGCAGGTAAATACTTTAAACGTAACCTAAAAACGCATCAGTTAGCATTAAACGAAGGTGATACAATATTACAAGGTAGGTTTGGACAATCAATTCGTTTTAGTGGTTACATTCACGATGATAAAGATAACGGAACATCCTTTCCAGCTTTATTGATTCGTAATGGTGAAAGTGCGGATAATCAAAAGAAAAAAATATATGATGTTGTTAGTGAAGATGTAAATAAAGATGGTACTTCAATTCAAATAACATCGGGTCAATATAAAACCCTTTACGATTCAACTACTATAAAAGTTACTAAGGAAGCAAATTCAAAATACCCATCATCTGACCAATTAATAGGTGACCAAATTGTAGTTAATAGTGGTAGAGTAATTATATCTTCAAAAAATGCAGAAACATTTTTGTTTAGTAAGAAAACATTTAGTATCTTTACCGATGATGTTGTTACAATTGATAGTGAAAAAGGATTAAAATTTATTTCTCATAATGGTAATGTTGATATTATTGCAAAGCGTAATAAAAATATTATATTAGGAGTAAATACAGGTGGTAAAGTGTTTCATGGTAAAGATGGTGCAGACCAACAAGCTATATTAGGTAATAAGTTAGTGGCTTTATTAGGACAATTAATCGATGCTATAAATCTAATGCAATTTCAAACATATATCGGGCCCACAATGCCTGGACCAATAGATAAAGCAAGTTTCAATAAAATTAAAAATGAATTGAAAAATACATTATCTAAAAATAATTACTTAGTATAATGTCTTGGAAACAATTTGAAAAAGAAGTAGTAGAAAAATTAGAAACGGAGGGATTTAAAAACCCGGATGATTTTGCTAAATTTTTTACAAATAAATACGATGAATGTGTTAAGAGAGGAGTAGATTTAGTTACCTTTAATACTGTTTTAAAAGGTAATAAAGATTTTATGTATTCTATGATTCAAATTGCAAATTTAGTATCCATAGCAGCTACAACCCCGGCATTATACGATTTATATTTTAATATGTTAGGAGATGCGGTAGTAGGTTATTGGAGTGGTGCTAAATTAACAACATTCTTTACACCCATCATTCCTGCACCTGGAACAATTATGAATATAGGTGTAACTGATAATAGTGTTATTAATCCTGGAATTTGGGTTAAATCAAAAGTTCCACCAATGAAAAGTGTTAGAGTATTTGTTAAAACATTTGTATCATATGCAAAAATACATTTAGCGACAGTACAAGGATTATGTAGTACAATATCATTATATCCTCCACTTTCTACACCTGGTCCCGCAATGTTACAATGGCAAGGTTTTAAAGTAGTTGAACCAAAAACAAAATATACAAACAATCCCGCCGATAGTTATGAAGCACCAATTGATGGCGCTAAAGTAAATTTCACATTTGATAAAGGAATAGAAATATCTGTTACAAAGGTAAATGATAATTGGTCTTTCGTAAAAGATACAAATAGTAAAAGTGGTTTTATCAAAAAAGAATTTATAACAGATAAGAAACCATAATTAGAAAAAAACAATAATTATATATAGAAAAAACAATTTTATGGACCAAACACAATTAATCAAAGCAATAGTAAAAGTTTTAAGAGAGGATATTAGAAAAACTCTTAAAGAAGAAATACGAAATGCTGTTCACGAAGTGTTAAACGAACAAATTGAAACACCGAAAAAACAAGTGAATGAGAGTTACGAATTTAAATCAAAAGATGATGGTAGCTATGGTACAATCCAATATGGACAAAGACCACAGGCAGCAAGACCTATGATATCTCCGGCTGATTTGGGATATGGTGATAATTTTAGAGAATACTCACAACCTGAACCTGCGATGGGTGGAACTCAATCAGAGTATGGTTCTTATTTACAAGGACAAGAAGAAGGTGGTATTCCATTAGAACATAAGATGGCTATGGCAGCGAGGCGAAATCCAGAAGCAGCACAATCAGTTATGAAAGCAATGACTAGAGATTATTCTCAATTAGTAAAAAAATTCAATAAGGGGTAATTAAATTGGCATTTGAATTAGAAAAATCGTTTGTAATTGATACACAAGATAAAAGTGTTGGAGTGTCATTGCCTATTGGTGCTGGCAACAATGGATATTTTGGTGTAAACTATACTACGAAAAATCAAATCAAAAGTAATTTAAAAAATTTAATATTAACAGAACCCGGTGAGAGGTTAAGTAATCCTAAATTTGGAACTCCATTAAGACAATTCATATTTGAACCATACGAAGATGGTGATTTTGAAAGTAGAATTGAAGATGTTATAACAACCGCAATATCAACGTATTTACCATATGTTAGTATCGAATCTATTATATTTGAAAATAACAATGATTCAAAAGATAAACATTTGGTAAATTTAGAAGTAAATTATTCAATAAACTTTTCAGCAATACCCACAACTGATACATTAACAATTTCATTATAAAATGGCACTTAATCCAATAGATAAAAGCTGGTCTACAAACAAAAAAGACGTTAAATATGTGAATAGAGATTTCACATCTTTAAAGCAAGCATTGGTTGAATTTACTAAAACATATTTTCCAAATACCAATTCTGATTTTAGTGATGCATCTCCTGGTATGATGTTTATGGAACAAGCCGCATATGTGGGTGATGTTCTTTCATATTATACCGATGCTCAATTAAAAGAATCGTTTATTAATGTGGCAAGTAATTATTCAAATATTCTTATACACGCTCAAAACTTTGGATATGTTCCTAAAATAAGTAGACCTGCGGTAACAACATTGACGGTATATCAAACCGTTCCATCTATATTAAATGCAACTGGAACCGGTACATCTGAGCCTGATTTTAATTATTGTGTAAAGATAAAAGAAGGAATGGAAGTTAAATCAGAATCCAATTCTAATATAATATTTACTACATTAGATATGGTAGATTTTACCAATCCTATCAATAGAACGGTATCGGTATTGACTCAAGCTAACGGAGCACCACAATTGTATTTATTAACAAAAACAGTTCAGGCTATTAGTGCAGCGGTAGTAACAATAACAAATGATTTAGGAAGTTCATTTAAACCAAATCCTACAATTAATATTACAGATTCTAATTTTATAAAAATTATATCAGTAGTAGATGAATCAAATAATTCATATTACGAAGTTCCATATTTGGCACAAGAAATGATTTATATAAAAGAAGCGAATGCTTCGATATATGACCAAACATTGGCATCGGGTAGTGTTGATACACCGTATAATTTAAAATTAGTTAAAACAAATAAAAGGTTTACAACTAGAATAACAGATGTAGATAATGTTCAATTAAGATTCGGCGCGGCAAGTGAAACTACTGCAGATGAAATGATTGTACCAAATACTAAAAACGTAGGATTAGGATTAAATAATTCAATTAGTAGATTAGAACAATCATTTGACCCTTCTAATTTTTTAAAAACATCTACATATGGAATTGCACCTACCGGTGAAGTTACCATTAAATATTTAGCGGGTGGTGGTATTAGTTCAAATGTTGTTTCAAATGATTTAAGAAAAATTGTTTCAATGGAATTTGATGAAGATTTATTAACATTTAATTCAACTACATCACCATTATATCAATCATCCAAAGCATCAATTGCAGTGGATAATTTAATACCTGCTACTGGTGGTAGAGGTATTGAAACATTAGATGAAATAAGAGAAAATTCAATTGCAAACTACGCATCGCAAAATAGAGCAGTAACTAAACAAGATTACGAAATTAGAGCATTATCAATGGATGCTTCATTTGGTAGTATTGCCAAAGTATATGTGGAGCAGGATTCCCAAAATAACCCATTTGCAATCAATATGTACACACTTGGATATAATTCTAATGGAAACCTTACCCAACTAAATACAGCAACTAAAAACAACCTTAAAACCTATTTAAATGAGTATAGGTTAATTACAGATGCTATAAATTTATTAGATGGTTATATTATTAACATTGGGGTAAACTTTGAAATAACAACATTTTCAAATTATAATAAAAGAGAAGTTGTATTAAATTGTATTCAATCAATAACAAACTATTTTAATATCTACAATAGAAAAATTAATCAACCAATTAATTTGGGTGAGTTAGAATTAGAATTAGCAAATGTAAATGGTGTAGCAACAGTTCCAAAATTAGAAATTTACAATATATGCGATGATACACATTCTCACAATGAATATGATATTAAAGCAGCAACAAAGAATAAAATTGTTTATCCATCATTAGACCCTTCTATTTTTGAATTGAAGTTTCCTAATACTGATATTAAAGGGAGAGCATTATAATGATATTATTTTATACAGCATCACAAGATGCAACTATATACTTACAACAACCTTACCAAAATACCGGTATAGATGAAATGTTGGAATTATCAAAAGTATACTATGGTGATACACAGGATATGAGTAGAGTCTTAATTCAATTCGATACTACGGAAATATCTAAAAGTATAGCAAATGGTACAATACCAAGTGGTTCATTTACTGCATCATTACAATTAAAGATAACTAAGGCAGATGAGATTGCCGCTAGATTTAATATAGAAGCATATCCAATTTCTCAAAGTTGGGAGAATGGTACTGGTACTCGTTTTGATAATATTACAACCAATGGTGTAACTTGGTATTATAAAAATGGTGATGATACATCTACTATTTGGAATAATACATATGTAGCAGGACAAGGTGCAAGTTTTAATCCATTTACAACCGGGTCTCAGACAGGACTTGGTGGCACATGGTTTACATCATCGGTAGCATCACAATCATTTCAGTACACAATAGAAGATATTAATTTAGATGTTACTTCATTTGTTAAAAGATGGAATAGTGGTAGTATAACAAACAATGGCATCATACTTAAATTTCCTACCGATAAAGAAAATGATTCAGTTGATTATGGTAGTATTAAAATGTTCTCAAAAGAAACTAATACAATTTATCAACCTAAATTAGTTATAACTTATTTAGAAACGGATGTAGTTAGTGGAAGTTTAATAAACATTACCGATTTTATTAATAGTAGTAGTTATGATGTTTCGTATAGATGCTATTCACCAAATTTAAAAACCTCATATCAAGAAGGTCAAAAAGTAACTCTTAAAATTGATGCAAGAGAATTATATCCAATCAAACAATTTAATTCTACATTTGTATATCAAGTTAAATACTACTTACCATCAACCACATATTATAGTGTAATTGATACTTTAACAAAAGAAACAATCATAGGATATTCGGAAGCAAGTAAAGTTATAAAAGGTGAATTTAATAGTTTAATAAAATTAAATTTCCAAAATTGGTCGGTTGGTAGAAATTATACATTATTAGTAAAATCAATTACTAATGATAATGAAGAAATTTTTGAAATAGGTACATTTGATATTTACAAATAATGGCAATAGAAAAAAAATATATTACGTTAAGTGATTTAGATGATAATCAAAGTGTATCAACTAAATTATATGTAGACCAATATAATCAAACTGAATTAGAAAAAGCAGTAGATATAACGGTTACGGAATTAATAAATGCATTGCCTGATGTTAATTTGGATTTAGTACCTAAACCTGTGTACGATGCAGAAGTATCACATTCTCAACAATTAGAATTAGATATAACTAAATTAGAATTACAAATTGCAGATTTAACAGCAAGAGTACAGGCATTAACATCAGATAGTAGTTCTTTGTATATATCAAATGATAATTTAAGAGTTACTAATGCAAAATTAGAAAATACAGTTGCATCCGTTCAACAAACAACATTAGAGTTAAGAACTAATTTAACAACATCATTAACAAAAGCATTAAATGAAGCAACCGAAAGAACTGCATTAGAAGCTGAGAATAATGGATTGAATGCACAAAAGAATGCATTGATTAAACAAATCGATACATTAAATAATTTATTAGCCCAAGCAAATGCAAGTTTACAAGTTGCAGCTCAACAATTAAGTGCAAAAGCACAGGCAGTAGCAGCGGGTGGTGTTTCAACGGGTGAATTATCCACAATTGTTTGGGAAAAAGGTGACCCTTCAAAAAATGGAAGTTTGGGATATGCACTTGATTTGAATTTAGTTGCAAAGGGTGCTAAGGTAGAAGGACCACCACAATACGCAGCCGCGTGGAGTAGTAATTATGTTGATATAGTAGCAGGTCCAAAGGATATAACTGCAACAATATCTCAAACCTTTTTTACAATAGAATCTCCACTTAGTTTAAAAGCAAACGAAACAAAACGAATTACATTTGATAAACCCATTCAAAGTAGAGTGCCTAGTGGAACAAGAGGTTGGACCGGGTTAGGGAGGTCACAAAGAGATTATGAAGAAGTATTAAAAATTACAGTAAAGGATATTGACCCGGCTGGTAAATCGGAAGATAAAAATTGGAAAATAAAAGTACACTCATACGAATAATAAATTATGGCAATAAAAGATTTTAAAAATATTGAAAACATTAATCTTAATTTGGATTCAACTGCACAATTAGTTGATTCAAAAGATTTAACTATATTCAAAACCGGAGCTAAGAATATTACTGATTTCGGAATGTCTAAAAATGATGTTATCGAATTTAGAGTATATGATATTTCAAATAATTTATTACAACAAACAAATGGTATTAGTGTAAGGTATATTCATAAAGATGATTTACCAAAATATCTTAAAAGTGATATCGATACAATAACACAAGAAAAAATATTTGAAATTGATGTTGAAAAATTAGTTAGAGAAGCCGGTTATGGTAATGGTGAATTTAAAGTTTCATTTAATTTCTTAAAAAATTATGTAGGAAACGAAGATAAAAAACAAAGAGTTTGGATACATGAAGTTTCACCATCTCGTTCAGAAATAAGAGTGATGCCATTATTAGGTACAGATACGTTTTTAAATAATAAAATATCAAATAGATACAACGGATTTTTAAATAAAGCAAATGAATTACGTGGAGTTATTTCTATTATAGAAAGAGCATTAGATTCAATTCTC